TAATGTGCTCCTGGTGTTGTATGCCGGCGGCAGCCGGCGCGGGTGAAACGGGTTTGTCGATGCCAAAGCGCGCAGCCACATCGGCCGGCGGCGCAAACCGCTGCAGCCCGGCATAACGGGCGCTGGCAGCAATCGGCAGCGCAGCAGTGGTGGCATCGATGAATTTGTCGGCCAGCGCCTGCTCGGCGGTGTACCAGTGATCCTCGCCATCAGTCAGCAGCGCCAGCATTTCGTCCATTGGTTTGCCGGTTTTCGCTGCGTAGCTGGTAGCCATGGCTTGCGCCCACACGTCGAGCATGTCGGCGTACTGGCGCAGCTCTGCACTGTTGCCGGACACATAGCCCCACGGCGCATGGATCATCAGCGTGGCGTTTTCCGCCATCTCTACCGAATCCCCGGCCATAGCGATCAGGCTGGCGATGCTTGCGGCAATGCCATCGATACAAGTCGTGACGTTTGCAGGGTGGCGCTTGATGGCGTTGTAGATGGCGATGCCGTCTGAGACGGAGCCACCGTAGCTGTTGATGCGCAGGGTGATGGTGTCGACATCCAGCGCCGCGATCTCGCGTACAAAATTCGACGCAGCAACCGATTCGCCCCACCACGATTCGCCGATGTCACTGTAAATCAGCAACTCGGCGCTGCGGTTGGCGCTGGCACGAACGATGTACGGGCTTGGTTTGGACATCCGGCTCTCCTGAAGTTGCCCTCAGTTTCGCCGGATGGGTGTCTAGTTTTTTAGGGGGAAAGGTGGACTAATTTTTACAATGACGATTTTGGCAATGGGCAATAAAAAACCCGCCAGGTCGGGTCAGGTTGTTGAATCAGTAATCAATCCTGCGGCCGCCAGCTGCGATAGCAGCGACGTCAGCGCAGCGTTGCCGCCTCTGGCTCCGGTCACTGTTGGGCGCGTGATTGGCGTTGCCCCCCACCACCCCTGCTTCTGGTTGGATGCAGTGCCGTGCTTTGTTCCCGTTCCTGTTCCGAACGTGACATTTCCGCCCTCGGCGATTTCCATATGCTTCATCACTCGAAGGAATCGCTTTAACTTCAAGTCGCCGCCGAACCACTCATCCGTAGTTCCCAGTGGCGTCAGCAACTGGGTTGCTGAAAACGAAGAGCCGAGCCGGCAGATTCCCCCGCACGCACCGCTGTTCGCGCTACCCCACACCTGATATGACCCATCGAAAAACGCCTGGTCCCATGTGACTGCGCCTGAATGGTCTGCATAATTCAGATACCCATTCGTTTCATGCCCACCAACCACCCATCCGTTTTCGTAGTGGACCTGCGATGTGTCGGCATGGATCACCTTTTCCTGACGGCCGCCGACGACCTGAAGCGATCCAATATTTAGCGTTGACCCGTTCGTTGCGTTGATTGCGTGACAAAAGCGCCCGCCGTTTGTCGCATCGTCAAAATGATCGAGCCAATCTTGAAACAAATCCCAGCCGAATCGGTTGTTTGCAAACGCATGAAAATTGCTCAAAAACCCTGCGGAACCTGCAGACGGGTACATATGCACCATCACATTTATCATGTGAATTTTGTCGGCATTGTCCAGAAAAATGCCATCCCACTGGGGGAATATGCTGAAAACGTTGGCCCACATCTGATAGTTTGAGGTATCCGCAGAACCTTCTACGCTTACAACGTTAATATCTGGCGTCTGTGAGGCACGATCCCCGCAGAATCGGGTGCGGAACCCGTCAATCGCAAACTCACGGCTGCGATCCGAATAGAGCGAGCGCCCGGCGATTCCCTCAACAAAAACATTTTCCAGTCGCACATTGTCGCAGCGGTAGAAATGTAGCGCGTGCGCCAGTTTTTCGCGTTTTCCGATGATTCGCAGATCTGTCAGTGTCGGCCCATATAACTGCCCCTCTTCGTTGCGATCTGATACCGCGCTTCCGGTCGTATCAAACCGCAGCATGGTGTCGCCTGCGGTGTTCGGGTTCCAGTACAACTCCGAACGCGGCCCGCCAGCCTCAATGGACAGAACCTTGTTGTAGGTGCCGCCGTATTTAATGTTGTAGCGGTTGTTGCCCAGAACAATGCGCGATCCGGTAGGCGCTGCAGATAGCAACGCATGGAATCGCGCCGAATCGTCCGAAGTTCCGCCAGCACACCCCTCATTGGAAGCGTAGATTACCTCCTGCGGCATCAGAACACCTCTACAATCGCCGCTTCCAGCGCTGCTGCATCGCCAGCATTGGTGCGGTTGATGATGAACGTGAGTGTTACGCCGTCCGTTGCATCAACAGTTAATATTGTAACCCCGGTGCTGGACGTTGTGCCGAATGGCGTTGCAGTGGCGGAATTATTTGTCACCTGCGAACTCATCGACCGGAATCGGATGATGTGCATGTCGTGAAAACTGGCGACTGTTGTTTGCGACAAACTCAACACATTCTGCCCGTCCGCCTGGATTTTGAACGACTTGCTGTTGGCACTGTTCGTGCAGCTCCAGAGCGACGTAATTCTGATCAGCGAATCCGCACGCAGCGCAGAAGCAGGGATAGTCAGCGTTAAAACAACCTCGTCCGAACCAGTGATAGTTGACGCATGTTGCGCGCTGTCTCGGAAGCAGGCCGGGCCGGAGAAACCAATCACATTCCCCGCCGCATCCGTCGCCAGCTGGGCTACGTGGCCACCAAGTTTATTCAGCATTTCACGCTCCATTTGCCGGCATCGGGCCGGCGGCTTGTTTATCATTGGCGGCGTCGCTATTCAGCGTCAGCCCTTTACTGGCGACCTTTTTGCGCCACGTCGCAATCTGCTCCAGCACATCGTCAGGCCGTGCGCCGCGGCGGCGGATGACTTCAACCTCGCTGGCGAAGCCGGCCTGCACCAGCGCCAGGCTGGCTTCTGCCTCACGCATCGGGTCGATCCACGGCATGTTCTGGCCGATGTAGAGCGCATCGTTTTCGCTGCCCGCCACCACGTCGGACGGCGTTGGCACCACACCAGACAAATGCGCGATGGCGACAAACTGTTCCCACACCGGCTGCACCACCTGACCGGTGAATTCGTCTGTGAGCACGGCGTAATGCACCCACTGCTCTACCAGCTCCTGCCGTTGCGCGCTGTAGGTGCCGTTGTAGTCGCGGCTGATGCTGCTGTAGCTGGCGCCAATACCGGCAGCGGCGGCACGCAATTGCCCCTGACGGAAAATAGCTACATTGGGATTGGGCCGCTTGGTATCGATCAGGCCGATTTCCTCGCCGGCTGCCAGGCCGTCGATAATCATGCCGGGCTGGATGCGAATATCGCGCGGCACCGGGTTGCCGGCCTCATCCACCTGCGGCGTGTAATCGTCCGGGCTGCCACGCTTGACGTAGGCAGTCAGCGCTGCCGCAATCTTCGCGGCAATGCGCTCGCTCTCTTCGTAGTCTTTAATGTCATCCAGGCGGGTGATGATGCTGGCGAATTCAGACACGCCACGCAGCTGGCCAATACGGTCCACGCTGACGATGTGCAGCATGCGCTCGGCGCTGATGCGGCGCAGCATGTCCGCTCGCGGCAGGCCAGCGCTCTCCTGCGGGTTGCTGCGCCACACGTAATAACCCACCGGCCGACCCCAGCCATTGATTTCAATGCCCTGCCGAATGCGGTCGCCATCGTTGTATTCCAGTGGCACCATGTCCGCCTCGAACAGCTCCAGCGAATACGGCACGCGGGTGCCGTGATCCAGCTTCGGCACCGGGCCGATCAGCTGCTGCGCCAGCCCTTCGCCGTCACGAATCCACGCCTTGGCCAGCAGCCGCTGCGATTTTGCCCAGCTGAAGCGATGCGTCACTTCCGGCGTCTTGCACCAGTCGCGCCACGCTTCCAGCAGCGCCTTGGCATACTCCTCATGAATGGATCCATCGGCACGGCGCGGCTGCGGCTCGATGCCGATACCGTTGGGGCCGACGATGTTATTGACCAGCGTGCGCAATGCGCCACGGCTGATGTCGTGATTGCGCTCCAGGTGGCGCGCCTGGGCACGCAAGGCGGCGGCGCCCTGATCAACCAGCTGATTGGGCGACAGGATGTCTTGGCGGAATTTGCGTTGAGTGGATTTTTTGGCGGCTTCGTAATGCGCCAGCGCCTCGCGCAGCTGCGCGCGGCGCACGCCGGCATAGGGCGAAATATAAGCAACAAGACGGTCGAGTAAGTTCATGCTCAGTCCATCCGCGCCACGCTGAAACTCACCCCGCCAATACGCGGGGCGGCGTTGCCGGCCTGCTCACGCGCGAGCCGCTGCTCCCATTCCTGCCGGCCTTTGCGGATCTGTTCCAGATCCTCCATCCCCAGCAGGCGCTCGCCCAGGCGCACGGTTTTACCCTCAAGCACCGCTTTTTCGGCGTCAAGGTATTTGGCAATCATGTCGCTGGCTGTGCTCATGCGTGGCTCTCCGATATTGATTCGGAGTGTCGCCGGATGGCTGTCTAGTTTTTTAGGGGGAAAGGTGGACTATTGCCTGTTTGGCAGGCAAACGCAGAAACGCCCGAAAAATCCGGGCGCTGGCGCATGTGTGCAAACGGTTATCCACATGAATTGTGGATTACTCTTTCTCGCTGACGATCTGATACAGGCGGGCTCGGCTGAGCCGGTGCTGCTGGCACAGTTCGCGGCAATTACGGCCGTTGAATTCGCGGCGGATTTGCTGGTTACGTTCGGCAATCTTGCTGTTGCGGCCGGTTGGCACATACAGCAAATCGCCAGCGCGGCGCTTGATAAGGCCATTAACCACAGCCTGGGCGATGGGGAGCGCGAATTGCTCGTGATAGCCGATTTCTTCGCGCAGGATGCGGGTGATTTCGTTGGTCAGCGATACCTGCTGATCGATGCTGCTGCTCATTGGCCTCTCCGTCCGCCGCGCGGCGGCTGGGTTGGCTCCTCAATCTCTGGCCGGTTGCACCGGCTCTGTTTTGCTTGATTATAACCGCTCCATCCAGTCACCGCTGGCAAAACCGTTGCCAGTGCGCGCAGGCGCTGGCGCCCGCGCTGGCTTGGCTGTTGGCGGCGGTGATGCGGATGGCGCTTCTGGCTCTGGCGCCGCCACCACCGCCGCCGCTTCTGGCTCCAGCATAGCGGCGCGGCGCTGCCAGTCCAGCTTGGTCCATTTGTGCACATGCAGCTCCGGGTGGTGGCTGGCGGCGAGCGATAGCACCCAGGTATCCAGCGCTTCGTTGCGCTTGCCCTTTTTCAGCTCCCAGCGCTGCTTGCGCGGGTTGTAGGTTTCGCTCACCAGCTGGTCAAAGTAGCTGGATTCGAGATCATGGCTGAAATGCACCTTTCGCAATTCTGGCGGCTGGTCTGCGTCGTCGTGCAGGCGGCCATATAACAGCGCCTTGGCGGTGTCGGTTCCGACCAGATACAGGTGCACGCCCTTTTTAACGGTCTGCCCTCGCAGGTTGACGTCCTGCTTGCTGGGCTTGCCCAGGATAACCTTGCCCGGCGTGCTGGCGCCCTTGCAGGCGAGCGGCCGGCGCACAGCGCCGCTACGCACAAACGCATACACCATGTGGGTGTGATGGCCGCCGGTGTCGATGGCGGTGGCCTCGATGCGCAACTGCTTGCTGTAGGCGTTTTCGAACACGGCGCCATTGATGTATTGCGCCAGCGCCATCCACAGCGCATCACTGGTCGGGCTGCCGTGCAGCACGTGATAATCCAGCTCCCAGCTGCGGTTGCCGCTGCCCCAGCCGGTGATCTGGATCTCCAGCCGATCATCCTGCACATCCACGCCGGCCGTCATCACCAGGCAGCCCGGCGGAACCGTGCGCTGGCTGTAGGGCTCAACCCGCGCCAGCAGGTCGTTGACCTTGATGTCGCGGCTGCGGTCTGCCCATGTTTCGCCCAGCACGGTGTTGATAAACGCCACCAGCTTGGTCAGATCGTTTTGCGCCAGCAGCCACTGCGTGGCCAGCTCTGCCCAGGTTTCGCCAATGCCGAGCGGCGCATACAGCGCGTTGATGTGATAACTGCGCCACAGCGCATCCGGGTTGTGCGGCTGCCATTTTCCCGCAGCCAGCATGGCCGGCTTCTGGTGTTCGTCGATTTCTGCGCCGCAGTCCTGGCACACATACCACGCCCGCGTGACGCGATGATTGAGCACGCTCCAGCGCACATTGCCCCACACCAGATGCTGGCGGTGGCCACAGTGCGGGCATGGCAGCATATAGCGGCGCTGGTCGCCCAGCTCGAACTGCTCCTCGATGCGGCTGGCGTCTTTCACGGTTGGCGAGCTGACCACAAACAGCTTGCGGTCGTGGAAGGTCTTCTGCCGCACCTCCAGCAGCGCCAGCGGGTTACCCTGCAGCGTGGTCCAGTCGTATTCGTCCACCTCGTCGGCAATCGCATAACGCAGCGAGGTGGATTTCAGCTCCGTGGTCGACCCGGCTGTTTTGGCGTAGAAAATGCCGCCGGTAAAACGCTTGCGCGCGGCACTGTTGTCGCCTGCCCGGTTGCTGCGGCTGGCCAGCACATCGCGCACGGCTGGTGTGCCTGCCGCCATCGGGTCAAACTTCTGGCTCATCCAGTCGCTGAGCGCCTTCTCGGTTGGCATCACAATCGCCGTCGGCCCCTTGGCATGCGCCATGATGTAGCCGATCCAGTTAACACCGGCTTCGGTGTTATGGGTGGCCACCATATGGCTTCCCGCCAGATACAGATGGCTTGGCGAGTCAACGCCAATGCAGCGCACCGGCACGGAATCGCACGGTATCACCTCTACGATTCGGCGCCGCTTGGTTTCGCTCACTCTGCGGCCAGCCTGTTCTGGTTGCCGAGCGCGCTTGCGGGCCAAGTCGAATACAGGCTGATCGGCATAGGCGATAAAACTCAGCCGGTAGTGGCGCCCGTCCGTCTTTGGCGCAGCCGTACCAAATCCCTTGGACTGGACTTCGCACACCCCAGGCTTTAGGCCTAAGCTGCGAGCCAGTTCCAGCACGCCGTCAAACAACCTGCGATTTGCGCTTGAATATTCGCAGCGACCACGCCCGTCTATATTGCCGTCCCCGTCCATCAAGCCGCGCAACAGCGCCAGCCGCTGATCGTGCGATGCCCGCAAGTAATTTGATGGAATGCGCTTGCCAGACTCCATGCCGATGGCGCGCAGCGCTGGCAGCCACGGCTTGCCCGGCAGGCGGAACAGGATATTGGCGGCGCGGCCTTTGTCCCATGGCATTTTTCTGGCGGTCGCCTGTGCCCCGGAGGCTTGCAGCAGCCCTGCAATCTCTGCCGCATCCTCTTCATGCACGGTAATCTGGTTTCCGCTGGAATTGCCATTCGCCAGCCATGCCCCCAGCAGATATGGCGGAATAGGCAGGTCTGCTTCTGGCAATTCCAGTGCGCCACAGACCGGGATGGCGTAGCGATTGCGGTTGTTGAGGCGGTAGGTCTGCGCAATTTCCCGCGTGGTAAGCGTGGCAACCCGACTATTCCGGCTTCCGCGCTTTTTACCCTTATGCCCCGGGAAATCGTCGCATACCGTCCATCGATGCTGATCGTCCGCTACAAAGCAGGCTCCATCGGAAAAAACGATCTGGAAGCACTGCCGACCTTCGAACACTGGCGAAACGTAGGTTACCCGGCATGGCGCGCCGGTTTCGTCAAAAATCACGTCGCCCAGCCTGATCTGGCCCATGGTGGTCCAGCCATCCGCCGTTGGTATCGGGGTATCCAGCGCGAGCGGGCCACCGACCTGCGACGATTTCTGAAACACCACCTTGCGCACAGGGCTGTCTTCACTCAGGCAGTCCATGATCTCGCGCAGATACGGCACGCGGCTGGTGCGCCACTCCCCCGCCTCGGCACTGCTCTCGGAGGTCAGCAAGCGATTGTTATCCGCCCACTCGCTGACAGTGAGCGGGGATTTCGGCCGCGTGGCTTTTTCGGCGGCGGTGAGGACGGTCAGGAGGGCGTCGTCGCGGTGCATGGCGGCCCTTTACGCTTTCATCTGGCCAATAGATGCGGCGCAGCGGACGATGGCGCGGCGGATTGCTGCATAAGGATCATCCCCGTATAGCTCCAAACATTCCGTTTTGTTTGGCACCCTCAGCGTGTCAAGTTGGCAGCGCTGTTTAACCATTACGCTATGTTTTTCCGGCTGATAGACCGGGTACGGCTCTACGCATATCCCCAACCGCACCGCCAGCCGCAGCGCATCGCCATCATCATCCAACGGCCGCCATGGAACAGGCGCGCCAGTCGTTGAGCGTATATCTGTTCTATCGAAATCCTCGTCGACCACGTATCCAGCCGCCTTCGCCGCCATCTCCAACAATTCACGGTCTGTCAATTCACTATTCACGCGCGCCCTCCTTTCCGACTTCTTCCATCGGCATACTGAATGTCACATGCCATGCCCGAATTCCGTCAAAAGTTCGTCCGTCGCGGTCTCCGTTTGCATCGTCGTACAGTACGTGCGCCACCGTTACATCAACGGCGCCAGCATCGTTAAACCACTTTGCTACGCGACTGGAGTCGTTGAACTCCGAATCCCAAATGTAGAGCGCCGCCCACCATAACCCGCAATGCTCATCGATGGCAGCGCACTCGCCAATACATCCGGCCTTTGGGCAACCCCCTTCGTGCATCTTGCTGTTTATATGCGCCAGCAGGCGATTGCCAACAGAAACGCCATCATCTTTCATTGCTCGACCTTTCCAATTTCATCTATCTGCCTAACAAACCCGCGCTGCATCTTGCCCAGCGCCTCGAATATCTCCTGCTTCAGCGCCGCGCGGATGCCATCCAGATCCATCCCGACCAGTTCCGGCGCCAGCCGATACGGCAGGTTTTCCAGCCCCTGCCGAAACTGCGTGATCACGTCTTCTACTACCGCCTGCACATCGGCCTTGTCGACCAGTTTGCCGATGGCGCGCTCGTATTCGAGCTTGGCCATCTTGGCGGCGTAGCGTTCTTTGTCGGCTCGGGCGGCCTGGTAGCTTGGGTTGTCGCTGTCTTCTTCCCTAGCTGGCGGGGTGGGCTGCGTGTGGGAGTCTCTGGCTTGTTGCCATTTTGCGCTGACGTCGTCTTTGCCAGGGTCGGCGGTGGCGGCGATGCGTTGTTTGCTTTCGTCGACGTTGACCATGCCTTCCGGGGTCATAACCAATCGGCCGGCGTCTTTGAGTTTGCTGATGTAGCTTTTCGCTACGCCGATGTGGCGGGCGAATTCGGCCTGGGTCATGGTGGCGGTCATGCGCTGCGTCTTTCGTAGCGGTTTCCGTCGATGGATTTGATGCCGGCGTAGAAATCAACGTAAAAGTCGTGCAGGTCCTGGCTCATGTGGATGGCGGTTTGTTCGATTCGCGGGTTGGTGTTGATGTTGCTGCTGCTTTCGATGGCGAACCAGATGCCTTGCTCCGGGTTTGCGCCAGCCATGACTTTGGCGTGATTTCTGGCTATTTTCAGAGTGCAGTCTCCGGCCTTATCCATGGTCGCCAGCGCGGTGTATTCGTCCGGGTACTGGCTTGGGAAAATTTCGCCCAGTATGAAATGGATATGCCCGATTTTCCCGGCTTGTTGCTGGCTTTTCAGCCAGTCGATATCGGTCATGGCCATGCACCATGAGCTGATGGTGAGTGTTTCGAGCACTGTGTGCCGGCTGATGTGGATCAGGTAGCTGAGTGCGTCGACGTCGCCATGGCTGATGACGTGGTAGCTGTGGCCCATTTCCAGCCGGGTTGGCAGTATTTCGCTCAGGTTGGATTCGCTTTTTACCCTGCGCATGATGTGCCGGTCGGTTTTTCGGCAAATGGCTTTGGCTTTTTGTTGGCTGCCGGGCTGGCCAAACAGGTCGTGGGTCATGATGCAAACACCTTGGCGAATTCGGTGGCGAAATGGGTTTCCACCGCCCGATCGCGGATCCGATCCAGATCGAGCCGCGGGCGATACATGGGTTGGCGGACAAACATCAGCAACGGCTGCAGGCTGCTACCGAATCCGGTGTAGGTGCGTTTCCACACGCCCGGGGCGAGCTGCTTGCCGCCGCGCGCAGGACGCTGCCCTGGGCGAATCACCACCAGCTCGTAGCCGTATTTGCTGCGGCTTCCCTTTGCGAGCTTGGCGCGCTTTTCTGCACTGGTGTTGGCACGATAGCCTTGCTCTCCAAATGCCTGCAGATAGCTGAGCAGCTGCACGATTGTCCGCGCCGGGATGCCGCCAAACGCATCCAGCCGCATCGCTTTACCCGGCACTGCAAACATGCCAGCCGGTAACACTCCAATGCGTTGCAACGCCACCTCAAACCGTTTTAGCCGGCGCGATCCGCCGTATACCTCGGCCTGCAGGTATTTTTCCGCTGGCGTGCCCTTGCTGACGTCGGTCTTGAACTCCACCGATGCTTCCATGCGGCCGGTCTTGTAGCTGGCCGGTTTCACCCGTGTGCCGCGCAGGGTGTACGGCGTCGGGCGGTCGAATACGCGCGGCATTTCAGCAATAACGGCTTTCTGGGCGTGCTGTACGGTTTTGGTGAGGGCAATGGCAGTGCTGCGCTCGATTTTGCGCTGGGTGGCTTTTAAACCATTTGCCAGGGATGTGGTGTCGACGGTGATTTTGAGCATGGCGCGTCCGTTTTTTATGTTTACGCTTGGTTTACGCTTGGTTTACGCACTTTGTATATATAACTATTTGATATTGTTAATAAGTTTACGCAGTTTACGCAGTTTACGCAGTTGCTTCGCATATGAGAGTTGTTCATGTATATATGCTTGCTATTGTGTTGACTCGCGCATGTGTGCGCGGTGCGTAAACTGCGTAAACTGCGTAAACTTATGCAAATAATCAGTAACTTGCGTAATGCGGCCTGCGTCAACGTGCGCGTAAACTGCGTAAACATCATGGTCGGTTCCATTCTCTGGCGGCTTCGGAAAATCGTTCTGCGCTGTCGGTAAGCCACGCGGAGTGGCTTTTGTCGCCCTGGTCGACATTGGGCGGGAACAGAAAAGAGGCTTGCTTGCGGCTGGCGCCATCCATGTACAGCTGGCGTTCGCGCTTGCTCATGCCGGGCATGCGCATGGCGCGGGTGATGAACTGGTTTTTGCTGTGGATGTAGCGGTGGCCATTACGATCGGCCCAGCGTTTGTATAGGCTGTAAACGTCTTCTGACCGTGCCGGCACCAGCGGGATGCCGTCTATCTGGCCGGAAACCCATTCGAGCACAAACGATTCGGCGCTGTCTTCGCTGGTCTGGATCAGCGTTTGTTTGGCACTGGTCATCGGCGGCTTGGTGTTGGGGCCGAATTCGCCCAGGTCAAGGTTGAGCAGAAAGTAATGCAGGGCTGCAACACCGCCGTCTTCCAGCTCTGCCGCGGCTGCCTGGTAATACTCTTTTGGCATGGCTGGCGGTGTCCACACCACCAGATAGCGCCGGTCGTCGCGTTCGAGCACCAGTGGCTGGGCTTCGTTGGAGAGGAACACCAGGTTGATGTGGTTGCGTTCGTCGTGGGCGGTGACGTGTTTGGGGTTGATGCGCAGCTTGTCGCTGGTAACCATGCCCTTGAGCTTGTTTTTGATGTGGTGCATTTCCTGCCGCGCCACCACCTCGTCGGCGATCAGGAACAGCTTCCGGCCAGCCCAGTCGTTGTGCTTGTCTTCGATGGCGGCCTGATCGACGGTGCTGCCGTATTCGCCGTAGATGTCGCGCACGGCCTCAAAGAAAAGGTTCTTGCCGCCGCCCTGCGGGCCGTGCACCACCAGCGCGGTTTTCATTTTTGCGCCGGGGTTCTGGATCGGGTATGCCAGCCAGCGCAGCACCCAGGTGTAGATCTCTTCGGCGTTGTCTTCGCCGGCAGTCAGGTACTCCAGCAGTGAGAGCAATTTCTCACAACGCCCCTGCTGCGGCACTGTCGGCCATCCGGCCCACAGGTTGCATTTGATGCGGGCATCGCGCTCGGTCGGGTCGAAGCCAACCTGCTCCATGCGCACAACCTTGCGGCGGCTGTCAGCCTGCCAGTCACGCACGAAATTTTTGTTTGTGCATGCGTCGCGCACATCAGAGAGCTTGACCAGCATGTGCTCCTGGTCGTCGAACGCCACGCTGTTTGCGCCATACACCAGGGTGTAGCGGGCGAGCATGGTTTCAACGCCGTCAACTGTGAGGTTGCGCGACCCCTCCCCCCCGTTAGCCACTGGCCCCGCTGGGGCAATGCGGCGCCACTGCAATTCCGTGAGGCGGGCCTCAATCTGGGCGCGCACCACGTGCAAGCCTTCCAGCGCATGCAGGTCGTTGAAGTCGGTTGGGCCTTTTTTGTCGGTGGGACGTTCGTTTGCGAACTTAGGCGAAACCCAGGCGCCGCCCACGGCAACCGCTGCGGCATTCGCGCTGGTGATGCCGGCATTACCTACGCTGTGATAGTCGTCATCAGCACAGATCAGGAGCTTGGCGCGCGGGTAGCGTTTGTGCAGCTCGATCGATACCGGCAGCAGGTTGCCCGCGTCGAATGCCACGGCCACGGGCAGGCCGGTGGCTTCGTGCAGGCTGGCAGCGGTGGCGTAGCCTTCGGCTACCAGGCAGATCCAGTCCGGGCTGCCGATCTGGAACCAGTGGCCTTTTTTGGCAAGGCCGGCTGGCCAGAAATCTTTGTCGCGACCCTTCTTGGCTTTGTCTGCGTAGATGATCTGCAGGCCGTGGATCGCGCCACGCGCATCAAGCAGCGGCAGTGCCATGTTGCCAGATGGCGTGAAGCGCACGCCGTGCGCCGCGACGCCTTTTTTGCGCAGGTAGGCACAATCGCCATCGTGACTGAGCCGGGTCCACATGCGGGCGGCCTCTCTGGCGGCGCGTTCGTTGCGGGCCTTCTGCTCGGCATCTGCCTTGCGCTTGTCTTCAGCCATGCGCGCCTTGAGCGCGGTTTGCTGTTCTGGCGTCAGGCGTTCGGATTTTGACAGCGCGACCTTCTGCGCATTGTTTTCAGCGCCGCGCCATTGGCCGAAACTACCGACCAGAAGCACCGAACCGTCATCGCGCACCAGCTCATGCAGGCTATACCAGCCACGCTTTTCCTTGCCGCCCCCCTCAACCCTGCAGCGGAACATGCGCCCGGTGTCGAGCGATGAAACAATCAGGCCGGCCACCTGCAACTGGTTGAGCACATCATCGTAATTACTGACGGCGGCGATCATTCATCGCCCCTGTTTTGCGAGTTCACCATGTTCAAACCCCATCCACACCAGAGATTTCGAGGTTCGAATTACC